TTCATAGGCAACATTCTTATCATAATAAATTCCACGGCCATCATTCAGTTGTGCGTTTGTTTCATCCGTTCCATTGTCCGCATACTGCCAGATCAGAACATTTTTGTTCGGGCGCTCTGCAAAAAAAGAATTTTCGCTGTATCCGTATTGTGCGCACCAGATCGGCATGTAATCTGCAAGATCATCCACATTGATTTTCCCTGTCAGCCACGCATAATATGCGTACAAGCCAGCATTTGTGTATCCTGCATTATTCATTTCGCAAACCCAGCGGCTAATGATTGCCGTGATCGTTCCATTGTCGCAGGTTCCTGTGGTATTGTTGTCTTCCACGTCATACCAAATCCCCATTTTCAGGTTGGTACCGGCGCAGTATTCCTTTAATACTTCAATGCAAAATTCTGCATCATCCGCGGCTTCTTCTGGCGTCGTGGCCTTGGTATAGAAATACACGCCGACGTCCATACCTGCAGCAATCGCTGCATTGATGTTTGCCGTGAACTGGTCGTCCAGGTACTTTGTTCCGCTGTCTCCCCGTCTCCCTATGCGGATAATGGCAAATTCTGCACCCGCGGCCTTTGCCGCATTAAAATCCATTCCTTCTTGTGCGTAAGATACATCAATTCCTAATCTCAATTTTCATACCTCCATTTGTTTTGGCTGCGGTATTGGGTTCCGCGCCATTATGTCATTTTCTATTTGTTCCAATTGCTCGCCGTACAGCCCATGGCGGCGGGCTTCAAGCTGGAATTCCCCAAACGCTTCAAACAATGCAATCCAGTCCAGGCTTGATAGACTCATTTGTTTTCATCACCTTTATTCTTTTTTGTATGGGTCCACTCCATCAAACGAGTTCTTCCAGCTGTCCATGATGTATTTTACCGTCGACAATACACCGGCGCCGCTTAATGCAGCGACGCCGTTCCAGCAGCTTTGTAATTCAAATTTCATACCATATATGGCATTGCATATATACCCTGCCGCCCACAGTATAAATAGCATGAGAAACATGGCCATGACGATTTCCAAAACATACTTTTGTATTTTATTCACGATCCACCTCCTTACCCTGCGGCAACTTTTGCAGCTTGTTGTATAGCTTCGTGATCGTGCCATTCCCGCCAAGGTTGTGATATGCATCATACATTTTTTGTATGTTCTCCATGGCGTAAATTGGCAACTCCCCCTTTTCTTCATAATGGTGGTAAGCGTCTATTAGCTCATTTCTTAAAAGCGCCTGCAGCCCATTTACAATGGCGTCATGTTCATCCTGCCGCTGCTGTTCCTTTTCAGCCCGTTCTGTTTCCTCCTTTGTTTCCCTTTCATCCTGGGTTTTTAATTTTTTATTCATACGGTGGACCAGTCCCGCAGAAATAATTGTGAAAAACGCTGTCGCTGCAGCGGAAATGATAGCCGGTATATAGTATATTGTCACGGTTTCCATTGTGGCCATCGCTCCCTTTATTTTTGTACGTCCAGCGCTGCTTTCACCTGGTCGCGGTATTTTTCCGGTACTTCGTCGATTGTTCTTTTCCCGGCTTCTACCAGGTCAATATAAATCTTCACCATCGTTGATGCAAAAGAACTGCTCATTTTGTTGTCCCTCCCTCTAAGCTGGCAATCTTCTGCTGCAGCTCTTCAATCTTTGCATCCTTTTCGTCGTTCGCTTCGGCCAATGTCGTGGCCACCTCCTGAAGCTCCACAATTTTATCCTCAATACTTTTCCCGGTACCGCCCGAACTGTCTCTAAACATGGTATTCCCTCCCGTTATTTATTCCAGATACATGCCACTGATTCCAGGTAGTTTGTTTCTGCTACCCACTTATATGATGCTTTTATTTCTGCGCCATTGGCAGCCGTCACAAACAATGTTTTCGTCGACTCCTTGTAAGTCCATACCGCGGCCGCCGGCGTTACCGTGATGCTCTCGCTTTTCGCATTATGCGCAAGCTTGAAACTCTGCAGTGATCCCGTGCCCGTCCCCAGAACTTCACCTGTCACCGTGCCTTTCAGTTGGTTCAATGTCACCTTGATCGCACTGACATCGCCCGACGGGTCCGTATCGGCAACCTTCGTATAGTTAAACTGATCATCTACAAGGCTGTTGTCGCTTTTATCTGCATAGGTAGCATCATGCGACATTTCCACGAACGTTTCTTTATCCCAGTTATAGGTATAATCAGAAGTTACCACTGCCCCCACCGGCGCCGTATATGTCACTTTCCCGTCCGTCGAGCTGAACGCATACCCGCTTGGCTGGGCTGTGCCATCGAAGCACAGTTTGAAATTGTGGCTGGCCAGTTTTGACGTGTGTTTCAATGTTACGGTCTGTTGTGCTCCCGTACCAGTCCCCAGCACTTCGTCTTTTACTGCTACCGGCTGCGCCCTAAGGGTGATGTACGCTTTCACTTCCGTGTCTGCAACAATCGGGTGTTTTACCATTAAATGCGCCCTGGTCATGTTTGCGGCAAAATTGTAAGTCTGGGTCACGCAAATACCTTCACCTTCAGCAAACACCGCAATGTTGTCTGTGCGATGCTTGATCGCAACACTTGTGATCGTTGCCTGGGATGTCCCCGGTGTCGGCGCGTTCAATATTGCCCTGAACTTGATCGCTCTGGCTGTTGTCGCCGGCGTCGTCAGTAATGTTTCGTAACCTACATAATCGCTCCACGCTTCACTTGCATCCTGCGTGGATGCCTGTACTGTGACGGTCCCGCCATTCAGTTCTGTTTTTTCCACTTCAATAGTTGAGATTTCTACGCATCCGCTTGTTGCTGCCAACTGGATCACATCACTTGCAACAATCGTCTGTGTCACCGTGCTGCTGGTCTGTCCGCTGATCACGATTTTTTCAATCGAAGGTACATCTGCAGCAGTTTCTGTCGCCGACATCGCCACCCCAAAATTTATTTTATTTCCTGCAAAAGTTGCCAGCAAAGTGCTGGTCAATGCCTGCAGCTCTGCTTTTGTGTTCCCTTCGCTCAACACGGAAGCTGCCGTCAATGTTTGCGTTGCTACATTTTCCCATGCATTGCTGGTGGTGTTGAACTTCTTCCATGTTCCATCATCCACCTTGGTGACGTACCGCACCGTTGTTCCGGTCGGTTCGGTCGATGTAATTTCAATCCCTTTGACTACTGACATTTCAGCACAATTCAGCTGGCTGGCTGTAGTTGTTTTGATCAGTGCTGTTCTTGACAATTTTCATTCCTCCTTAGTTTTATCCATTTCAGAGTTGACTTTGTTGTTTTGTTTCCCTGGCAGTGCTTCATGTAGCCAAGAAATGACATGACACGACTTCTTACATCCGCCAAGCCGGCGCGGTAATATTTGTATTCATGGTTCAGCCGTCTGAATCTTATTCTGGCCGCCTTGACGTTCCGCTTCCTTGGCAGTATGTGCGTGGTAAATATCCTATAGCCCGCGAAGTTTACGCCTTTACTCGCTGCGTATATCCTCGTTTTTGGGTTCAGTTTCAATTTCATTTCTTCCATTACTACATGCCTTATCTTTTCCAGCAGATTCTGCAGCTCTGCTTTGCTATTGCTGATCACTATAAAATCGTCCATATACCGCAGATAATATTTTATTCGCAGCCGGTCTTTTAAATAGTGATCTAAATAGTCCAAATATATATTGGCTGATATCTGCGACGTCAGCGCTCCTATCGGCAGCCCTTTGCCCGGCTCAATCTCAAACCCATCAATCAACGCATCCCACGCCTGCAGCACCCTTTTGTCTGCTATAGTTCGTCGAATGCGTTGTTTTAAGAATTCATGATCCATTGACGGATAGTATTTGCTTATATCGCATTGCAGCACATAAACCCTTTCACCCTGCCTGGCAGCCCTTCGAAGAAAATTCTGCGTTCTATATACTGCCGGGTGCACGCCGCGGCCTTTGATGATCGCATAGGAATCATAGATAAATTTGCGTTCAAATAGTGGCCGCACTACGCGCACCAGCGCATGGTGAAAGATTCGATTGCGAAAAGACGGGGCATGGATCACGCGCCGCTTGACTTCTGTGTAGCACACAAATTCATTGTAGCGGTCCGATTTCCATGTCCCGTCGCGCAGCTGTCGCTGCATTTCTCTTATTGTTTTTTCTATATTTCTTCCGGCTCTCAAAATCTCCGGTTTTAACTTCCTCCCTTTCCTGGCTTCAAGATATGATTCGTACATGTTTTCGAAGGTTATTATCTTATCAAACAAGTGGCCGTATCGCTCCATTTGTCAGCTCCTTATTCCGTACGGGCGACTTATCTGCACGCGCGGTTTTATCAATGTTTGTCCTGCAGCGCAGGAAAGGACAACGGTCCCAAATAATACGGCACTGGATGGCTGGCCGTAACCACGCCAACTTCTGGCCAAACTTTATATTTGCCAGGCGGAAACCGATGCTGCTGTTCGTGTTCGACAACGCATTATTGAAGTTCAGGCAGAACGCACCATACTGCGTACCGTTATCCCAATTCCCGCCGTTAATAAACCATTGCCCTAAAAATTTTATTTCTGCGTGGTATTTTGCACCGATATGATCCAGCCGCCTGCCATGCGCCCGATTTCATCAACCTTCTCCACCCATACTTCATGCGTGTGATAATCGATGTATTGCATCGCTTTTGATTTCCTGATCAGGCGCCGCAGGTAGTCTATTTCTATATCTAATTCCTGCAGTGTGGTCTTTTTGTAATACCGTTTCGCTGCCCGAATCGTCAGGTGCATTATTTCAAGCAGTGTCTTTCTAATTTCTGCACATAACACAAATCGTTCATATTTCGGATATTGCAGAAGTTTCTTGTCGCTATATGCGTCAAGCTCTTCCAGCTTGCTAAGTATAATTAAATCGTCTAATGCCATGATGCCTTTCCCCGCCGCGCTATCGCGCAGCTTTCAGTTTTTCAGTTATCAGGATACAGTCGGATATTTTGCCAGGCGGAAACCGACGCTGCTGTCCGTGCTCGACAACGCATTACCGAAGTCCAGGCAGAACGCACCATACTGCGTACCGTTAACCCAATTCCCGCCGTAATAGCAAGCAAACCCAGAAACAGGTCCCCAGAAGTAGTCTGAAAAACTCCCATTCGATGCAGTCGCGTCAACCGTGGAAGGAATGAACAGGTCTGACAGGTCGTAGTTTGCTCCCGTGTTGGTGTAAGTGTCTTTCGGATATCCGGAAGCGGGCGGGATAAGGCCGGTGTCAACATATGTGCGGTTCCCTTTATTATCGAAAACCTGCAGTGTCGTTCCGTTCCCTTTGCATCCATCGACCTGTTCCCAAACATTGCCCCATGCTTCGCAAATTCCGCGCCACTTTGCGTTTGTTCCGCCCGTGGCCACCGCTCCGCTGCTTGAAACGTTGCCGTTTCCAATTTTCGTCTGCATGTCCGGGGTACCATATTCAAGCAGCATAAGAATTTGTCGCGCTGCCACTTCGTATATTGTCTGTAGATGCCATCCCGCCTGATCGCCGGTACCGGTGTTGCGCGCTGCGCATGCACTGATTGCTGCAGCTGTCGTCACGTTTACCCATGGGCTTTGCCCTACCGCGCTGCCAGCCTTGCTGCTCCCTGCGTTGTACGCTTCGTATTTGCCGATCAGGAAATACGGAATTTCCACGCCGTCTTTCAAAAATGCCGGATGGACATGAAACCCTTCTTTTTTATGGTCCGAAACCCAGCGAATAGACTTCCCTTCCCGCTTACTCCCGGAAGGCCCAAGCCCGTATTTCACGTAAAACTTTGGTATCTTCACCATTGCCTGGCCGTCAACCGTCACGTCGCAAATTCCGCTCCATGGCGCAGTCACATTAAAATCAATACTCATGCCAAATCATCTCCATTTTCATCTACTTTTTGCCATACACCAGCTGTACTGCCCTGTGAAACCATTGCAATACCGAACGCTGCAGCGCCAAGAATAATCTTTCCGGCTTCTACGGTCGCCCCGTCTACTTCAAAACCTGCTGTAGATGTATAGTTTGTGGTCGTTGTCACGTCCTGGGCTGTTGTTGCTCCGGAAAATGATTTCTTTGGTTCCCATGTATCTGTCTTGATGGAACCGCCGCCGTAGGCTCGACCGTTATAGATCGCAACGCTTGACCGGTACAATTTTGCTTTCCCTGCAGCGTACTGATTTACGACCGGGCTTTCTAATATGACACGGTTCGTTGTTCCTGCGATATTGATGCTTTTTACCTGCACTTCTTCTTGTGCTTCGCCGTCCGTCAGCTGGTAATGGTTCCCGATCACGATTCCGGATGCACTTGAAACGTCAATGGAATCATCGCCAGATACAACCGACGTCACCGTTGCGATTGTCTGATCAATTTCTTCTGCGTTATCGAATGTTTCGGTCATCATGGAATCGTACCCTGTCGGTGACATATTCGCAGCCTGCAGGGATAACATGATATTTCCTGTGAGACGTTCCAAATGATCAACCCGCCCGTCCAGCTTCGTGACATCAAGGTTCGCAATCTCTGCGTATATTTTTTCAAATTCTTCCGTTCCTGGAATGCTGGCCGCCAGTTTTACGCATAAGTCCTTCAGGTAAACTGTCCGGTTGGCCAGTGCTGCATATGCTTTATTTGGTGGCCCATCAACTCCACCCACAACAGCATCCGCTGTCGTGATCATGCGCACGCCCTCTGTCCACTCCGATTTTTCCGGCACATACGTTGTTGTGTTTTCATCTGCCATTTTTCTTGTTTCCTCCTTAGAAATTTATTTCCCAATATCCTTCAATGGTGAGGTCGTCCGCTTTTTCAAGGCTTCTGTCTCTGACGCGATGCGCAAACATGGTTCCATTCGCCGTGAAAAGACCGAATTCGCGAATGTTGATTCCGTTCGCCTGGTCTGTTCCAATGAAAAAATCAAACCGCGCCTGTTTGTCATTCACCGTGCGTGTTTTGATTGGAATAAGAACGCCATTTTTCAGTGCTGTATCATCTACCGTTTCGGGCGCGTTCCCGCTTCCTACTCCAAGGTCTGTAATGGATGTTGATACGATTCCTGCGGCCATCTTTGCCATAAGTTGCCGTGCTCCATCGACAATTAAATTGTGATCCTCCCAGCGTTCTATTACCTTGCCGTTTTTTCTGACTGTCAAGTGCAGTCTGCCATTCATGCTTGGCACGTCCGATTTAATTGCAATCAAAATCTTTCCACCCTCTCTTCAAATTTGTACCGCCGAACGTTTCCGCCGTCATATACAGTGGCACCATTGTACTGCAGCGCTCCGTTATAGACGTTTGCAGCCTCGCCGCCGTCATAAACATGGTTTCCGTTGTAATAAATTCCCCGGCGAATCGTAAGTCCGCCGCCGTCGTCCTGCGGCCCTGAATTTGTCCGGTAAAACTGCACCCCATTGTAGGTGTTTTTCCCATCGTATTTCATGACCGTTGTGTGGGTTTCTTTCATTCCTGCCAGTTCTGCTGCCATTACTCCCATAGCATCAATGCGCCTGGCGTCGTAGTGGATCGTCCCGGGTACGGCCATATCATAATGCAGTGCGCCGTCGTAGCGGTATGCGTCATTGTAGCGCGTGATGTCTCCATAATATACGGAACCATCGTATTTCTGGTACTCCCACGGGTATGTGTCTGTCATTTTGTGCTTTGCTTCAATCACAAGGTTTTCCGACGTAGCGCCGTATTCGTCTTTTAAGTGCAGGACGAATTCAATTTTTTCAAGCCATGACCGCGTGTTTTTTACGCTGGCAATCGCTCTTTTCATTTCGGCAATCGTTTCGCTGTCCGTGGTTGCGTCTTCTGTACGCACTTTAAAGAAAAACGGCTGACCGCCATATTCAAACCATTCCAACACGGTTGACTTGTCGAATGCTGCGGAAACAACGCTTTCCACTGCGGCCGGGGTCCCCTTCATTCTATGCCAGGCTATTGACTGTTTGATCAGCTCGCGTTTCTTTGTTATGTCCAATTTCACCGGCTCATAAAAATCAACGTGCCACTGCCAGGCAAGAAGGTCAATGACCTTTTCCGGCAGCTCATCGATGCGCGCAATCTGGATGCATTCTTTCACGTCTTCCGTTACTTTTTGCATTTCCCCGTCAATCGCTTTGGCTGCAGCTACGATCTTTTCATCTTGCTGCAGGTTTGGCGGCAGAATATCCAGCAGGCTAATACTTTTTATTTGTTTAGCCATCCTCTAAGCCCCCAAATGTCACAGCCACGCTTTCAGCAATTGCCACCTGCGCTTTTTTTATGGCCGTGTAAATTGGCTCCGTGATTTCCGCCCGTTTCGCTCCTGCAGCTCTCATTTTGTAGGCAAGTTCTGTCGGGTTGATGTCTCTCCCCAATTTTGTTTTTTGCCATGCTGCGTATTCGGCGACCGCCGTAGTTACTGCCGCCTGAATGGCAACGGCGTTTGTCGAATCATCGCGATCGATCCAGTATTTCACGGCTATGTTGTATTTCACTTCCTCCGGCGCCGATACCGTCACTTTGTCCGTCAGCGGCCGCACCTTCCTGTCATCCAGCGCTGCCGTTATTGCATCTAGTAATTCTTGCCCCGGTAACTTCCCATCTGCAAGTAAGGCCGTGACTACTACCTCGCCCGGGTTTGGGCTATCAACCGACACGTCAGATATCAAGGTGGATACTTCTTTTGTGTGGTACTCATACGCCCCATCCGGCCCCGCCGTCGAAAATTTTTCCGGGGCTTCGTGAATTCGCCCCCGGTATGCGGTATTTGTTTCCGCATCGCTCCCGCCCTCGCTCTTGGTTGTATTCACAACCGTTTCCACAAAAGGTACATTATCTACAATTTTATTGACCTCTCCGATCGCAAAATCATTTCCGATAGTTCCCTTTTGTGTGCATGTCGCCGACACCGCCCCGGTCAGTTCCCCTGCCTGAATGGCCAGGTCCGTGTCCGTTGCAAAATATACATCGTTCCCCGGTGTGCTGCGCTTGCCCGCAGAAATAATCGTTATCTGCTCGCGCTTTGCCGACAGCGTATACTGCAGCGTCGTTGTTGCTGCGGCAGATTGCAGCCGATCCGTGCCAACCAGCACTCCGATATGGTCCAAATATTCATCTTTGGCATAGGCCAACAGGTTCTGCTTTGCTGCGGTGTCGATTATTACCCTTTGCTGCACAATCAACGCGGCCAGCGACAAAAGAAAAAGCCTTACAGGATCGGCTTTCGCCAGTGTTCTTCCTGAAAGGCTTTCATATATTTCTATGACGCTTGTTTCTATCACGTCCGGATCACTTTCTGCAAAGGTTATATCCGGCAGCTGTTTAAGTTCCATCTTCTATTCTCACCCGCACTTTCGCTTTCAGCACGCCATCTTTCCCATCGCCACCGTATATCACTTTCGTGACAACAGCGCGCGGCTCATACTTCTGAACCGTCTCAATGATCTGTGCCGTATATTTCGCCTGTGCAACGGGCAGCGGGTCGTCAACCAGTGTCGTGTCTAACCCAAATTCGCGGAACAGCGGCACGGTCCCTTTCGGTGTTGTCAATATGGTTTTCACATTCTGCATGATTTCTGTCGCGCTATTGGCCGGCGCCATGTCTATATCTTCCAGCTCTGCGGCAATATCAACAACCAATTCCCCACCCCCTTATATTTCATTCACATATTCCTTCAGTGTGACGTCCACGGACGATGAAACAACCACGGCGTTTTGGTTAAAGGCCGTGGCCGCTTCGCTTACGCTATCAATCACCCAGTAATTTTCTCCGACAGCTTTGTTGTTCAGGATCAGCATGTTCGCCTTTCCTTCCTGGCACATTTTGCGCAGCTTGTCGGTTTCTACCGTGGGATTTACCCCCAGTAAAATGTTGAACTTCATGTTGAAACTGATTTCTTCGCCAGAAGGCCCTAAGAATTCCAGCACTGGCTTTTTCCCGATGATATCATGTGATGCTATTCTGGCTTTCGTGTTGCGCTGGTAATTGTTGAACGTCTCCACTTTCGATGCGGACGCCGTGAAAACTATGTCGCCGAAGCTTCCAATGCTTCCACCCGTTGCCGACAGCGCATCATTCAGCGAACTCATGAAGGACTTCGTGAAATTGTTCGTTGCGTTTCTTCCTACATTCGATAAAAACGACACGCTGCTAACCTCCTATAAAAACATTCTGGCTTCCTTCTACATGACTTCCGGACTGTCCGCAGTTCTTGCATATTGTCTGGTCGCCGATTCTCGTTGCGCCCCGCCCGTTGATAAACACGGTTGTGGAAGCGCTGGTGGTTTCAAACGTTCCACCGTGTGGGCAATTGCATGGGCCTGTGTCATACAGGCGGTGTGCTCCTATCCCATTAATGGATACATTCCCGGAAACTTCACTGTTTGTTCCACTCCTGACATGAGGGCAGCACGGAAGCCCCGGATTGCAGGTCCCTGTTTCATGATCTCCCATTCTTGTTGCTGCTGGCATTCTCTCACCTTCTCGCGTGTCCGATTCGGACACATTAATTTATATCAACTTTTGCACCTGTGATTTGTAAATGGCCAACGCACTTGATTGTCATTTCATGGGTGTTGCGGTTGTGCTCAATGTAGCTGCCATCTGAAAACGTTAACCTGCGCACGTCTTTATCTTGCACTTGTGGTTTTGCGCCATCTGAAAAATATGATCCCACAATCCATCCGGACGACATATTTTTGTCATTCGTCTCAAACAGGCACACAACCTGTTCCCCAACATCCGGCAGCCAGTAATCTTTATTCCCACTGCTGCCGCGATTTAATACCGGCAGTTCCGCAGAAACATTGTCGTCTGCATCTTCAAAGGTCACGCGCACGCTCATGTTTTCCGGGTTTACGCTTGATACGATGCCCTTCTTTACCTGCACCCCATTAGTACCCATTCAGACACCTCCTGATATCAATGCTCACGGTATACCCGCCACTGCCGACGCTGTGCGTCGCTTTTTCGATGATGTACTTCCCATCATAAACATGCCAGCCGGATATATTTATCGTGTTGCTGGCAAGCAGTAAAAAGTTCCCAAGCACTGTCATGCTGCCTTTGATTTCTTCCTTGTTCTTCTCACGCAGTTTTTTCTTTGCCAGCTTTTCCGCTTCTTCCAGGCTTTCCACCTTTTCGTTGACTTCCAGGGTTATTCCCTCTTCGTTTGCGCGGTTTGGGTCGGTGTAGGTATATTCTATTACGCTTGCTTTTTTACCGTGCTTATACTTGACGTGGCACGCCTTGTATATGTTGCGGATAGTCGATGTAAAGTCATACGATGCCACCGCGCTTTTTCCGCGCGTTATCGTCAGCACCACTTCTTCCTTCTCATATTTCTCTTCGTCGAATATGACAATCTTTTCATCTGTCACTTTTAATGCCAGCCCTGCATCCTTGCACAGCTTCATTAAAAATTCCATGTCCGTCTGTCCGGATTGCTCCGCGCGCTCCATTACCGGATCATCTGCTGCTTCAAAATATGCTTCCAGTCCGGCGCCGGCCGCAATATCATTTTCAATTACTGACAGCTTCGTTTTCTCCCATGACCGCGTTTTCATCACGCTGCGGATCGCTGCATTGTTCGGGATTGATACAGCGCCGATCTGTGCCGTGTTTGGCGGGCCGGCGTTTTTTATCTGGTCAAGCTCAAACTTTCCAAACGGCAATTCTGCATTGTCTCCCTGTGCATCCCAGTCTTGCTTTGTGATGCCTACTTCCAGCGTATCGCCACGCGTTGGGAACCAGTCGCCCATCCACAATTCTTCCCTGTCTTCCAGTGTGATGTCCACCTTGTCGGCTTCGCCGCCCATGGCGTCGCTGATTGAAAAGCTCGTTATATACTTCGCTATGTCCTTGGATATGTTTTTCCCATTGTAGGACACGTTTAATCCAATTCTTCTGGCAAGCATCCTGTCACCTTCTCCACGGCGGCAACTGCGCGGTTGTGGTGCTGTCTACCTCCGGCAGCGTCAATATGGTTCCCGCGCTGAATATCGTGGTGCCAAGCGCAGACAAGTTCGCTTTCATCAGTGCCGCTGTATGCTCACAGCTTCCAAGCTGGCTAAATGCTACGCTGTCCCATGTGTCCCCTGATACTGTCCTGTAGCTCTTAGGCAAAACTTACACGCTCCCTTTCCCATGCATATTCCTGCGCTTTTTTAGCGAACGTCTTCTGGCCTTCCTGCGCTCCCTCGTTCGCTGCCTGTCGTACTTGCTGCGGGTCTGCGTTGCCATAAAACACCTGCTGTATGGTCACTGTTCCCGGCTGTGGTGTCGTTGCACTGGTTCCCCCACTGCGGCCGCTGCCACTATTACCAAATAGCATCGTGCCGGCCTGCTGCCATAAGCTTATGGCGCGCGGTGAACCACCGTCTAGAGGGATTGCCGCTTCTGGGGTTTCTTCGGCGAAGGTCGTCAAAAAAGATCCTTTTCCGTATATCCCGCCCGCGGCGTTGCTGCTTATATCCGGATTGCCTGAATCCCCTGCTGGCTTCCCTTTTGACATGAAATTTACAACCGCATCGATCGGGTGGCTTAATGTTTCTTTCAGCGTTTCCCATTTCTCCCTGGCCCATTCGATGCCTTCGCCTAATTTGTTTTTCAGCCCGGTAACAAATTGCTCTATCGCTACCCCTGGTTCATTCCATAGCAGGATAAACCACGCTTTCACGGTATCCCAGTTTGCTATGATACCCGATACTGCATAAATCAATAGCCCGATCGGCCCTGCAATGTATGCGAGTATCGCCGCTGCCGGGCTTTCCCATATTCTTGTGCAGAACTGTTTCACCTGGTCGAAATGCGTGTATAGCACATACAGAATTCCGATCAACAGCACGATGCCCGCAAATACAAGCCCCACCGGGTTTGCGGTCAAGGCCGCATTTAAGGCCCATTGCCCTACTGCGGCAACTTTACTGGCCGCACTGTATGCAACTTGTAGTTTTGTTATTGCCGTCATCATTTTTGCGTATGCTGCCGCCGTAAAAACACCAAGCTTGAATGCCAGCACCAGCGCCGTAAGGCCGCCCGCCACCTGCAGGATCGTCTGCAGCGTTTCCGGGTTTGCTTTCGCCCATGCCATCGTGTTCTGCACAAACTTGGCCAGGACTTCCAACCCGTCCTTGAGGTATGGCAGGAATACGCTGCCCAACGTGATACCGACTTCCACTAATGCGTTCTTTGACAGCTGCAGGGAATTTTCTGTGGTCTGACAGCGCGCCTGGAATTCTTTCTCCATACTGTCAGCGTACTGGGATGAATCCGCTACCCTGTCAAAATTTTCTTTCAGGTTATCCAGGTTGGATAGTAGTGGCGCGATAGCTCCAATTGATTCTTTGCCGAACAAATCGCTAAGCACGAATGCCTGCTTGTCTTTATCCAGCCCTTTCAGTGCTTCCATGACATCAAGGATCGCGCCTTTAGAATCAACCTGCATCCTCTTTGCCATTTCGCCAGCATCCATGCCAAGCATAGCAAACGCTGCAGCCTGGCTCTTTGTCGCACCTTCTCCGGCAGTCATGCCCAGAATCAGGTTTTTGATGCCTGTTGCCGCAATATCAGTCTGTACACCTGTTCCTACCATAGATGCACCCATGGCCGCGATTTCTCCGGACGCTACGCCGCCAATCTCGCCAAGTGGCCCAATGCGCGTTACAACGTCAGATATCAGCGGTGCCGCGGCGGCTGTGGTATTGCCAAGATAATTGATTTTATCAGCCAGGGTTATGACCTCTTGCTGGTTCATGTGAAATGCCGTTCGCCATTTCGCCATCATGCCACCGGCCTGATCCGCCGTAATGTCAAAAGCAGTCCCCATCTTTGCCGCGCTTTCGGCAAATGCCAGCAGTTCGTCTTTGGCTATCCCCGACTGTCCACCTGCAGCGACTATTTTTGCAAGGTCTTCTGCTGTCATTGGCAGTTTCCTGGTCAGCGCCATGATATCCTGTCCCATTTCCTTGAACTGCTGTGGCGTGTCAAAGTCAACAACCTTGCGAACGTCCGCCATCGCAGATTCAAACTTCATGGCTTTCGATGTTGCCTGCTGCAGTCCAAACGCCAGTGGTGCCAATCGAAGCGCCATTCCCTTCAACGCGTCCATCTGGTCACTCATTCCGCTATCCGCAAGTTTTTTGTCTTTCATAGCCTGGGACAGCTTCTGCTGGTGCTCCTTTGCGTCCTGCATGCCTTTTTTTAAGCCATCCATTTTTTGTTTTAGGTTGTCTGCAGATTTCCCATAAGCATCTTCTGCCATTTTCCCGGATTTAAAGTTCTGTTCCAGTAGCTTTTGTTGTGCTGATACGTCCTTCATTTCCTCTTTCATCTTCCGGGCATTATCTCGCATCTTATTCAGCGAATCGCTCGCCCGGCTTGTCGACTGCACAAAGGATGAGTCAAGCGCGCCCTTAATGGCAAATGCCATTTCCATCATTCTTCCGGCTCCCACTTGTCAACCTCCTTTCCTTTTGTTCTCGACCTCCATGATTGTTTCCATCCATCTTTCCAGCTCTGCCAGCGTCTGATCCAACCAAAATGGCACTGGGGTGGCTGTCCTGGAGTTTAGCAGGATTGTCGCTTCTCTTATGCTTTTTTCTGCTTCTCTTTGGAGGCCGTGTCTAGCAAAAAACTTTGCACTTCCATTGTGATTGTAAGAAAGTCCCTTGCATCTGCCTGTTCGATAACTTCCTTCGGCACGTTCGCCGCTTTTGCTGCCAGCAATACCTGATATTCCATATTCAGCACCGGCATGAGGTCGTCAATGTTCACACCAGCCTTGCGCAGTTTAGCGTTTGCCTT